TAATCCCATAACCAACGAGCTAGAGAGCGCACAACCTAGACAGAGGGTTGCTGATAAATTTAAATTAGAAGATCTGCTAACACCAGGACCTTTGAGAGATGAGCTTAAGGGAGACTTTGATCCAACACAAGAAACCTACGAAGAGTATTTAAGAAGAATTAATTTAAGAAAAGGTGGTAGAGTTAATTATGCTATCGGAGATTTGGTTTATGATGATCTTTATGGACAAATGGGTGATGCTAAATTAGAAAGAGCAAGAAAGAGAATGGGTGCTGTTGGAAAAGATGAAAGATTTTTAAAAAGATTATCAAAAGGTAGATCTTCGTACTGGCCGTTTAAATCTAATAGTGTTCTTATAACTCAATCAGACATAGATAATTCTTTTTTAGTCAACAACCTTATTAAAAAAAATAAAGGTTTTTTACCTAGCCCAGAGGGTTTTGCTATAGAACTTTTTGGAAAAACTAAAGCTGGTAAACCAGTAAATCTTAACGGAGCTATGAGAGCTTTAGTCATAGCAATGGATAATTTTAAAGAAGCAGAAAATTTTAGATTTGCAAATGATGTATATAAAAATATAGGTGCTACAAAATTTAATTATTTAGAAATGGTTGCAAAAAGTATTGCTCAATCTAAAAATGCAAAAACTGTTGCTGAATCAGCTGCTGCCTTTTTACCAGAAAATATGGTTACTCATTATCCAAAAACTTTAGCACGAGGTGGAGAGAAAGGATTGTTTAATATAGGCGGAAAAATAAAACCAGCAGATAAAAAATTTTTAATTGATAGAATAACAAAATTAACAGGTGAACCTGTAAATTTAAAACAACTAGACGAAACTTTAAAATTTGCTACAGATTCAAGAAAAGCAGAGGGTAATCTTAAAGGTCAAATAAAAAGAAATGCTGCTATGAACGTAGATATTAAAAAACTTTATGATGACCCACAGATATCAAAATTAATTAGAGGAAATTTAAACGCAGCGGACAAAGCAAATATTTTAAAAAGAGCAGTTAAATTAATTGATGATGATGTTTCTGTAGCTAGTAGAAGATTGTTTCAAATGGCACAGTCAATAGCTGGCACTAGAGATATTCCTGGAATTAAAGTTGATGAAGCTTTAGGGAGAAGAATAATTGATACACAAAGAATTGTTGGTAAGGCTGGTAATGGTTATGCTTTTTCTAGTTTAGTTTATGATCATTACGGAAAAGTTATTGACAAAGCATTGGGAGCTACAAAAGGAAAATCTTTCATAGGCTATTATCAAAGCAATATTGCAAAAGCTTTAGATGCTGGATTAGTACCAGATGAAATTTTTGGTGTGACCGCCTCTGCTAGAAGAGGCATGAGCCCATATGCAATATTTACACAAGCATTAACAAAAGATGTAAATTCTAGAATAAAAGGATCTAATTTAGATAGTCTGTTAAGTAAAACTCATAGAGATTTACAATCTGTATTTAAGGGTAAAAAATATAATCAATTAAACGCCGCAGATAAAAAATCTGCAAATCAAATTGTAAAAATTTTTGAGGATGCAAAAAAAGACATTATTAAAAAAGAGGGCGCTAAAATGAAAAATGTTCAGTTAGCAGAGTTTGATCTTAAAAATGCTCCATCTAAATCTATAGCTAATTACAAAAATCTAGATAAAAATTTACAAAAAGCTTTTGACGACACTTACAAAAAAGTTGGTTATAGTATGAAAGTTCCAAAAGAATTTAAAACTCAAAAACAACTTTTAGAATCTTTGCAAAAATCAAAAGGTGTTTTTAAAGGAGCAGTTAAAATTGGTGGTAGAGTTCTTGGGCCACTTGGTGTTGTTCTTGGTGCTTCTGCGGTTGGTACAGCGGCTGAAGCTGGCGAATCAAATCTTTTTGATTTAGCAAGTGCTTATCTTACAGCAAATCCTGAAGTAGCCACTACGTCACGATTGTTAAGAGAAGATGAAAAATTTAAACAAGAATATATAGCAAATCTGCCAGAGATAGTTAGCGATGATCAAATATTAGATTCACTTGGGGCTATGCAAGAACGTGAAAATTTCCAAGATGGTACTCCACCAGTAATCCCGGACAACGAACCTGACTACAGTGAACTACAAGTTATGATGGATAACCCCAATGAGTACAGCACATTTCCTAAAGGCACATTTGCAGAAGAGCTAGACAAAGCCGTTTACGGAACAAATGAAGAAAGAAATCTTTTACAAAAATTTAATTCAATGTTTTTAGATCCAAGAGCATATCCATATTATTCTCAAAAACTAGCATCGGGCGCAGCTAATATACCAGAACTTGCTTTTAGATTTCCAGCGAGTCTTGCGTACCTTTACGGACAAGGCAATCTCGCTCTAGCATCAGGTGATTTAGATAGAATAAGCGGAAAAACTTTAGTGGAAGCTCTAGAAATATTAGATCCAAAATATACTAGAGAAATAAAAAATACTAAATTTGGAGATGTAATAGGTATATCCGACAAGTCCATGGATGAAAAAGATAAAACAGAGGGACAAAAATTTGTTGGAGATATATTTGAACTAGGTGCAGAAGCAGTAGGACCAGCAACACCAATTTTCTTATTCAAAATGTTTCCTAAATTATCAAAACAAATTAAAGATTTAGTTGTTACGGCATCTGCTGCAGAAAAAGTAAATAAAGAAATAGAAAAAAATATGGCAGTGGATCAAACAAGAAGAGATTTAATTTTAACTATCGGAGCAGGTGGAGCTGTTGCTGCACTTAAATTTTTAGGATTAGATAAACTTATTAAAGCACCTAAAGCTACAAAAGCTGTGACATCTGCTGTGAAGTCAGGCGGCACACCACAATACTTTTTTGACTTTGTAGATTTAATTAAGAGAAAAGGAAAAGATGTTTCTGATACACAATCAGTGGTTGAGAGACAAAAAGTAATTGAATATAAAGATTACACCCTTACAGACACAGACGGCTACGTAACAATTAGAAAAACAGATGAGGATATGGGCACTGATCAAATGATGGAGTACACACCACCAGAGGGCGTTGTCGATGAAGCAACTGGTAAAGCTAAAGAGGTTCCAGCACAGTATGATGAAGTGAGTTCTAAACCTGATCCAAATGATCCTGGTAATTTTGATGCTGATTCAGGTTTTGATTCTATTGATGAAGTTTTAGAAGAATTATCTAAAGATGGTAAAAAATACACGGTAGAAGAATTAGAGGAAATGGGTATAAATCTTGGCGGAATTTCAAAACCTAAAATGTCAGAGGGTGGTATTATAGCAGGTGTTAAATCAGGACCAGCACCAAAATCAGGACCTACACCTCATGGGTTGCCTTATCTAGCTAAAAATGTTACACCAATCAAGGAGCGTAAATAATGGCAGATATTGATAAAACTCTTTCAGAGTTGGGAACCTCTGTAAAAATAGAAGGACCTGATCAAGAACTAGAAATAGAAAAACAAGAAGAGGCACTGAGAGAACCAGTGCAAGTAACACCAACAGAAGATGGTGGTGTTGAATTAGATTTTGATCCAAGCAGAGTAAATATTGAAGGCCAACCAAATCACTTTGATAATTTAGCGGCTTTATTACCAGACGATATTTTAGATCCTATTGGACTAGAATTATTTCAAAATTACACAGATTACAAAGCTTCAAGAAAAGATTGGGAAAAATCTTACACAGATGGTTTAGACCTTTTAGGTTTTAAATATGAAAATAGAACAGAGCCATTCCAAGGTGCATCAGGTGCCACACACCCTGTTCTCGCAGAAGCTGTAACACAATTCCAAGCTGGAGCTTATAAAGAATTATTACCAGCAGAGGGCCCAGTAAGAACTCAGATTGTTGGTAATAGTGATCCACAAAAAGAAGCTCAAGCAGTTAGAGTTAAAGATTATATGAATTACGAACTTATGGAAAAAATGGGTGAGTATGAACCAGAGTTCGATCAAATGTTATTTCACCTGCCACTTGCAGGATCTACGTTTAAAAAAGTTTACTATGATGATTTATTAGGCAGAGCTGTTTCTAAGTTTGTGCCAGCTGATGATTTAATCGTACCATATTCTGCAACATCACTTGATGATGCAGAGGCTATTATGCACGTTATTAAAATGTCAGAAAACGATTTAAGAAAACAACAAGTTGGTGGTTTTTATTCTGACGTGGATTTAGGAGCTCCATCGATGATGAAAGATGAGGTTGAAGCTAAAGAAAGAGAATTAGAGGGCACTAAAAAAACTGGTAGACAAGAACCAGTTTACACTTTGTTAGAGTGTCATGTAAATTT